GTCGTATGTATCACTGATATATTGAAGAGCGTAGTTGGTTTGACCATAAACGCTGAAACCCTGAACGCCATCATAGCGTTTCAGGAAGTCTCGGGTTTCACGAATGGTGCCTGGTTGAACCTCATCGACGTATGCACCGTCGAGAGTCGCCCACTTAGTTTTGCTCTTTGCATTAACAAAGAGCGTAGGCATAAAATCAATGCGGCGCTGGTATGGTCGTCCATGCTCGTAACCACGAACTAGAACTTTGTCACCAGCGACTTGCACATTAGTATAAAATTCCATTAAACTTGCTTTCCATACATTAGCATCATTGCGTCGAGCGCGCAATCGTGAACGGGATGATGTTTAATAACTGACGCTCGTTCAAATCCTGGATAGTCAATTTCAACATAACCATTATTCGAACCATAAAGACAATCAACGGCAGTTCTTACGTCTCTCCACATATTATACCCTGTTAGTGGTTGGCAGTCAACTTTTCTTGCTAGGTTGTCAATCACCATCTGATCGAGGGATCCTCTTGCCCACATAGTTTGTTTCTGTGGGTTTGGAAACTTGTTGAGCCAGTTATGCATAATTGCAAAACCTTCCGCTGCTGTAACGTCATCGCCTGACGGATCAAATGAGCAAGAACGGATATAAGGATGAATATTCTTCCACCACTCTAGAGTACCAATGTCAACTTGGCGTTTCATTTCAACCTGCTCTTTGGCTTTGAACTTAACAAACAAAGCATTATCAAGAAGCTGCTGATATGATTCGCCACCCTCGAAGTGAACGAGGGCAGCAGAAAGAACTACCGAGTTGGAATCAACCCCAAGCGTTTCAACATCAAATACAAACATTATAGTTGCACCTTTTCACCGTCTTTAGTAAAGAACGCTTTAATCTTTTGTTCTTTGGTCCATGACTTTACATAAGAATTATCTTTGTCGCAAAGATCAAGAGCCTCTTCCTCGGTCATTACTCTATGACTAGAAATAATTTCTGGTAGAGCTTCTTGTGAAAACTCTTTTGCTTCCTGACAGGTTACAGTATCAAGAGCCCATTCTGGGTTAGTAGCAGGGACTTGTACCATATAACGCATACGGAATGTTTGAAGAGCTTCAACCATCACCCATACCATTTCTGGCTCTTTCTTTTTCAGAGTCCAAGAACCGTCACCATTATCATTCCATTCAATCTCATCACCCTCTTGCCAACCGACATGTTCAAGTGCTTCTGGCGGAAACTCAATAAACTGTTCTCCAGTTTCGGTCTCTTGAATTTCTAAGACCCATGACTTATTCATAATTAATCCCCATAAAATTAGTTTCTTCTGGCAGCAGTTCCATAGTCACACCTTCTGCACCGTCAACTTCTTTTTGGAAAGAAGCAAAAACCCCAGAAGTATAAGCGCCCATGCCATACCCATTCTTGTGACAACGGTACACGCTACCGCTCGAACCATGGAACAGATATGTCTGTCCATCTTCTTCAATCTTGGTAACACCGCTGTTCAGCTTCCAACTATCTCCAGTGGTATAACCGCCATAGAACGTGGCAAGAATCTTATAGATGTCTGAGCCATTGTTATTGAACTTCAGCATCACCCAACGGTCGGGTGTATATTCTCTCACTTTATTCTCCTCGATTCTTTTTATATTCAGCTTCATGAGTGTCGCAAAGAGTGCGAATCCAACCACCAGACCGTTGTTCTCCACGTTCGCCGCAAACCTCGCAAGTATGACTTGCCCATTCTTCAGCCATGGCTTCTAGACCGCGACAGTATTCATCTCCACCTTGAAAGTAGAAACGTAGTCCGCCAAACTTTTCTTTAATCTGATGGATTTCAATATGCGGTACATAATCTGTAACTTTGACTGAACCCTTTTCCATTAGTTCATCAGCTCGTTCAATGTCCCATTCACGTGCTTCTTTTCCTTTAGTTAAGACAGTTAGGACTGCAGAATGACCCTTACGAATAGCGCGATTTAGTACAAGTTCTCGAGCGCGAGTCTGTCGCTTCCATTTAATATGGTGATGAATATGAGAAACCAAACGTTCAACGATATGGTACCATCCCTCATTAATAGAGATACCGCAGTACACATTACGCATCGCGCGAGGATAAATTTCTTCTAGACGCTTAATGAAAGCATCGTACTTTTCAGATTCAGTCATAGTTTACTCCGCATACCAAATTTCTTTAAAACCTTCTTCGATAGTCGGGTCTTCCCAACTACCCCACATTTGCTCAATCACTGACCATGGAACATTTTTTCCAGGACGAGAAGCCAGTCGACGCTTTAGTTCTTCATCATCAGGCTTCTTGAAAACTACAGCAATAGCATAGTATTCAGGAAGCATGTTGAACTTTCGTTTACGAGAAGCAATGCTAGTTGACGTTTGATCCCAGATAATATCTTTTCCGGATTCTCGTGCGCGGACAACTTTATCAGTCATCAGCTTAACAGCGGTTGGCATATATTCTTCAAAGACTTCAGAATAAGTTTGACCACATTCTTTGGCGTAGTCTTCAACGAATTCATCTGTTGAGACAACCACACAATCACCTACCCACTTCTGGTTTTTAATCCAAGTGGATTTACCAGAACCAGGAACGCCAATCATAACATACAACTTTTTCATCACAATCCTAAAAACTTTTTAACAAGTTTATCTTTAATCATATCCGGAACACTGTTCCACGGATACTCAAGTTCAAAGGGGCACGAGCCTGTCACCTTCCAGTTACTGTTAACAAGAAAGTGTTTATAGATATCAATATGTTCTTTGTTGTTGATATCAAACTTCTGTCGTTCATTTAATTTGATTACTGGCATCTGCTTCATCCTTATCAAAACGAATCTCAAGAACGATAGGAAGAAATAGAGACTCTTCTCCAGCCTTGTTCTTGATACGCATATTATACTTGATTGCTGCGATTTTACCAACTATTTCTTGACCAAGATTCTTGCGTTGTTCATCGGTAAAACCAGAACCCGCTCGAACTTTGATTACACCATCAGAAGATTCTAGCAAAATAGCCCCAAGCATGCCAGCATACTTGCCAGTTCCTTCTTCAATACCGACGATCTTCAAATCGCATTCAAGTTCACCCTTGAATTTAATCTGAGTTTTGGATCGCTTATTCTCCCAAATACCATTCAAGTCTTTCAGGATAATACCTTCCTGACCTTCAGCAAGATACTTCTCAAACAACGCTTGAGCATCTTCCAAAGAAGCTACGATCTTACTTTCAACTAGATTGATCTTTTTAGGAAGGCTCTTGGATTGAAGGACAGAGAAACGAGTTTGATAGTTAGAGGTGTACTCACCATCAACGAAGTACAGGTACGGAATATAATCCCAAACAGTAGCATGAACCTTTGCAGCTTCGGCGGCAGAAATAGTTCCCTTGTTTGCTTTGTTGAGAATACCGTTACCAGTTTGACGGTCTAGAATTTTACCATCTTCTTTGACGAGGAGTTCTCCGTCAAACACGCAGTCTACACCGTCAGCCAATCTGATGAACTCTTGCTCAAGGTTTCCTAGCAGTTGGATTTCTTTGCCATTGCGAGAGCGAAACTCCACTTTGCCATCCTGAACGATCGCGTTGAACCGCATACCATCCATTTTGAGTTGGACGGCTGCTGGGAACTTGATCTTGTTTACCAGCTTCTGGTCGAAGCCGCTGCATAGCATTACTGGATACTCTTTCAGCAAGCCACTCCACACTGCGTTTGCGGTTGATACTGCCACTCCACATTTTAGATCCTTTTGAATAATACGTTCAATGACTTTTGCATCACTCTCAACCAGAGAACTAAGCAACTTCGTTAGAAAGGCAATGGCTGCGTTACCAGTGACATAACGAGAGTGTAGGTTGTACAGGCTATCAATAACCGAAGGCAGAGTGTCTGCTTGTTCAGGTTTAGCGGGGGTGTACTTGGGAATTTTACGAATGTAAAACTGAGTGAAGGGATCTAGAGCAAGACGGACGATTTCTCGCAGAAGGTTGTCTTCGCGATTAGCTTCAAGGCATGCAATCTTATAATTACGAGAGGGGTTTGCAGCCAGAGTATTAAAGAACTCGTCGTAGTTGGTAATCACAGTTTTCATATTCATACAATCCATTACAAATCCTTGATATTTTTCTGGAGCACTTTGAACGTACGATACCGTGTATCAATACGGATCGGTTTTTTGAACATAGTAAAATCTTTCGGGTTATTGAATTTAAAATACCCGTAGATTTTACTTTTACTATCTGACATCAGATAGGTGTGGTTTGGTTGTCGATACTCGCAGTCCCAAACCGTAGTTTCTTTAGCTAGAATCATGACAATATTCCTATCGTTATAAGAATATTATACCTGAATTTTAAATAAAAGTCAAGCACTTTCTACCATGAAAAAACCAGCCCGAAGGCTGGTCTAGAGGGGTTCAGGCTTATTTTAGCCCTGCAAGGGCACCTGCAGATACGACTTGGATTCCAGTTCCAAAGATACGATTATATTCGTTCTCCATACCTTGGTCGGGAGTGCTCTCAGCGGCGATCGCGCTCTTATACAGGTGGATGGTACCAGCCGCATATGGCATATATGGTGCGATTCCAACGCCCATTTGACCGCTCTGGGTTGGTTGTAGCATAATACTTGCTGGGTTCTTTAGGTCATATGTGTGACCATTATCTTTGGCAACTTCAGAGATA